AACCAGCGACGAAAACTGGCAAAAGCCGCAAGGAGTAACAAATGGCATTCGTGGTCGAAACAGGTGCAGGGCTTTCTAACGCTAACAGCTATGCCAGCGTTTCGGCTGCGGATGGCTATGTTGCCGACCGTGGCATAACGGGCTGGGCAAGCCTGTCGCAAACAGTCAAAGAACAATCGCTGGTTAAGGCAACCGACTATCTGGAAGCCACATACCGCGATGCTTGGAAAGGCAATCGCGTTAATGAAACGCAAGCATTGTCGTGGCCGCGCTATAACGTGGTCGTGGATGGCTTTAATTACGCCAGCAATGTTGTGCCGCCACAGGTCATAAACGCTTGCGTCGAAATGGCGCTACGGGCTTCGGCTGGCGACACGCTGATTGCCGACCAAGGCCAAAAGGTGAAGCGTGAAAAGATTGACGTAATTGAGATTGAATACCAAGATTATTCCGACCCAACGCAACGCTATCCTTTGGTCAACCGGATGTTGACGCCTTACCTTTTGTCGTCATCGGAAAGCGGGTTTAGCGTAACGCGGGTTGTCCGCACATGAGTAGCCAAGCGCAAACAGCATCAAGGCTGCTTGCTAAATATGGCGAAGCGGTATCCATCATCTTTCCTGTTTACGGCGCGACAGACCCCATTACTGGCGCAGTCATTGGCACGAACACCAGCACGACAATAACGGGCAAGGGTTATCCCGCCGCTTACCACAAGCGCGATATTGACGGTGATGTCATCCAAGCGGGTGATGTGCGCCTAATCCTTGAACTTATCGCCACACGCCCCGCTGTGGGCTGTTTATCAACCATTGACGGCACAACTTACCGCATCATGGATGTGCAACCAATCCGTCTTACTGGTGAGGATGTGATTTATATATGCCAGCTAAGGTCAAACTGATGTTACCGATAGGCCAGAGGGTTTTCTTCCCATCGCAATGGAACTCTGGCATTTTGGACAGTGTGCTGCACGATACGCATAACCACGTTATTGCCTATATAATTAAGCTGGATGATGGTAAAAAGGTGGCTGTAGATATGCAGATTGTGGAGCCTTTGGATGATTAACAGCAAAATCAGTGCGGCGCTTGCGACCAAACTTAATACGCTTGGGCTTCCAACGCATTGGGAAAATGCCAAGTTCACGCCCACCAATGGGCAGATATATTTAAGCGAAATCCTGTTGAGCGGCGACACTAACCCTGTCGGTGTTTCAAGTGCAGCATCGGACGAATTTGGCGGCGTTTATCAGGTGCTTGTTTATGCCCCTTTGGATGCCAACAAAGGCCAAGCCCGTGCAACCGCTGACACCGTTGCCGCTGCATTCCAGCGCGGCGACAGACTTGTTTATGGCGGCATTACCGTCACCATACAGCGCACGACACAGAACCCAGCATTTATATCTGGCAACCGCTTTGTCATCCCTGTCAGCGTGACGTATCGGGCGTTCGCATGACCAGCTTTACTTTGGACGTAAAGAAATTTGCGGAAAAAGCTGAAAAGGACGCTGACGCCGTTATCAGCAAAATCTGTTTAGACCTGTTGTCTGACATCGTTTTGAACACGCCCGTTGATAGCGGCAGGGCAAGAGCCAATTGGCAGTGCAGCATAGGTTCACCCGCAATTGGTGAAGTGCAATTTGATGCTGACACTGGAAGTGGCATTACAGCGCCAAGGGAAAGCGCCGCATCTGCCCGTGCTATCGCTGCTGGAAGCGCAGCCGTAGCGAGTGCGCCGCGCAATATTTTCTGGATTAGCAACAATCTTCCATACATTTACCGCCTTGAATTTGACCAATGGTCAAAGCAAGCGCCAAGTGGTATGGTGCGGCTGGCAATCAACCGCGCAGAACGCAAAATGCGTTAGGGTGACTTGACTGCTTTTTTGTGTTAAATGTTAAATCCCATGCATGGAGATTAAATTATGTCTGACGTTGTTTCCTCTGTTGGCACTATCGTTTCGGTGTCCGCTACTGCCCCCGCCACTTATGACGCCACTGGCTTTGCTGCCCTAACATGGTCGGCTTGCGGTGAACTGGCTGACTTGCCAGCTTTCGGTGCTGAAGCTGCACTTGCAACCCACACGCCTTTGAAAACTGGTATCGTTGCCAAGCGCCGTGGTTCGCTGAACTATGGTTCGGTTACTTTGACGATGGCACTGTCTGAAACAGATGCTGGTCAAACCATTTTGCAAACCAAGGGCAGCGCCGCTGCTGGCGCAAGCGCACTTGTTTCGGTCAAAGTTGCTCTGGTTAATGGCGACATTCAGTATTTCACTGCACAAGTTATGTCGTTCAAAACCAATGTCGGCAATGCTGACGCAATCACAATGGCTGAAGTGACACTTGAAATCGACAATTCGGTTGTTAAAGTTACTTCGTAATTAGCCCACAAACTTCCCCGTCGTGGCTGCATCCGACCACGGCGGGGGAGACTTTCAACATCGGTGCATTCGGATGGAACTAAATATGTTTGACCTTAATTCATTGAAGCCTGTTAAAGCTGACGATGGCGCTGTTCTTAATATCGCGCACCCTGAAAGCGAAGAAATCATTGAGGGTATGACGATTACCCTGCTGGGACAGGACAGCAAAGTTTATCGCAAAATCCAACTTGCAAAGCAGCAAGCGGCATTGAACCGCATTTCCAAGGGCAAGAAGGCTGTCGATTTTGACGCTGAAAAGCTGGCTGAAGACAGCATTGATGACCTTGTAAAGCTGACTGTTGCTTGGGAAGGCTTCACGCTTGATGGCGTAAAGCTGGATTGCACACCTGAAAACGTCCGCACTGTTTACAACGAATGGTCGTGGATTAAAGAACAGGTGTCGGAGTTTGTCGCTGACCGCGCAAACTTCTTTCGCGCAAACGATTGAGCAACTCACCTTATTCGTAAAACAAGCGGCTTGGCTTAACACAATCCCGACGAAGGCAAAGCGCCCGCGTCGGGAAACCAAGTCAGACGTAATGCCACCCGTGCTTGGTGGGGCTTACCTTATCGAAATTCTTTTCGAGGTTGGCCCCGCCAAGCCTGTTGGCATGGGTGGCAGCGCAGCAATAGATGAAGTTGATTTGGCTGCGTGGATGTCAAATCAAGGCGTAACTTTGACACCTTGGGAAGCCAAAACTGTCAGGCAATTATCCCGTGAATATGCTGCGATGCTATCAGAAGCTGTTGAACCAAACACGCCACCACCGTGGGTTGACCCAGCAATCATGACCTTTGAACGGCGCGAAAAAATATCAAATGCGATGTCTGATTGGGCAAATCTAATCAACACCAAGACACGACGATAATCTTGTGCTATGGCCCATATTAAGCGATAACGCTCTGGGCCTAACAGGATATTGCGCGTGGCAGATTTAGCGAACCTTCGGATTGCAGTTGATAGCCGCGATGTTGCGTCGGCATCGCAAGACCTAAATAAAATGGGTGCTGCTGCTTCCGGCGCTGAAGGCAGCGTTCGCAGCTTTGGGGCAACAGCTACGCGGACATCTGTGGCCGTCAACGGCATGAACGCAGTTATCGCGCAAGGAGCCGCAGCACAAACCGCAGCCGCAAACGCAATGAGGGCTGTTGGTCAGACGGGCCAACTCGCAGGACATCAAATCACGAACCTTGCATACCAGTTTCAGGATTTGGGTGTGCAGATTGCGTCGGGGCAAAACCCGCTTGTGGCGTTTGTTCAGCAAGGAAGCCAAATCAGTGGCGTGATGATGCAGTCAGGGATGTCCACCAAGCAATTTGGTGCTGCGTTGCTGACCACCATTGGAATTTTGAAAACAACATCTGACGCGCAACTTGACGCTGCCGCAGCTTCCACTGGTGCAACCGCTTCCCGTTTCCGTGCATTGAATACCCAAGCCGCCGAAGCTGTGATTGCTGCACAAGCTGAATTGGCGCTTGCCGCTGCCCAAGCTGAAAACGCAACGACTGCATTGGCAGCACAGGCAGCAACTGAAAGACGCGCCGCTGGTCAAGCCCGTCTTGCCGCCGCACAAATTGAAGCCGCTGCCACAGCCAAGGTTCTTTCTGCCGCAGAAATGCAAGCTGCTGCCGCATCAACTGCCGCTGGCGCTGCCACTGCGGTTGCGTTTGCGCCAGTTACGGCAATCATCCTTGGCGTGGTCGCTGCTGCCGCTACTTTGGCCGCTGGCTTTACGCTTATCTCTGGGCAATTTGATAAGTCTGGTGAAGTCGAAGCCTATGCCAAGGCGATGGGCATGACCAGCGAACAAATTGAAAAGGCTGGCGGCGCATCTGTGACCACGATGGATACCATCAAAGGTCTTTGGATGACCATGTATGAAGGTTTAAATCTTGGCGCAGTCTTTGACACGATAAAAGGCTGGCTTGATGAGGCTGGGAAGTTTGCGGTCACATCCGCTAAAGTCATCTATGCGGCTTTTGCTGGGACGTTCAATGCCGTCAAAGTAATTTGGGCCACCTTCCCCGCCGTTTTAAGCGACCTATTTGTTCAAGCGGTCAATGCTGCGATTGGCGCTGTCGGCTTTCTGGTCAACAATATTGTTGCGGCTATCAATGACCTTGCTGGCGAACCGCTTTTAAGCCCTGTCAAATTTGCCCAAATCGCAAATGAAAATGCTGGCGCTGCACAAAAGGCTGGTCAGGCAATCGGCAAGGCATACACCGACGCCTATTCTGACGCTGGCGCGTTTATGAGCAAGTGGGAAGCCAACAGCATCAAGGTTGCCAAAGGGCGTCTTGATGAGGAACGCAAACAGAAGAAGGCTGCTGCCGAAAAGAAATCGGAAGAACAGAAGCTATTTGAACAGCGTGAAAAGCAAGCGAAGCAATTT